TGATAATGTTGGCGATCAGAGAGCCGGAAGTGATGAAGTCGGCAACGATCTGCCCGTCGGCGGTGATAGCGGTTTCATAGGGGCCGTTGTAGCCATTGCTGGAGAACCCTAACCCCTCTACATTCCACCGCCAGACATTGACCGCGTCCTCAATGGAGGGCTGGTCGAGAATCAGCAGCTCGTAGGGTAGGCCGGTCGAACTGTCGGTGCGCAGCACCACATAGCCGCCGGTCTGGCCGGTAATGCGGTCGGTGGCGTTCTGGATGGCTGAGTTCATGAGTGCCGGGAAATGACCGGCCTTCTCCGCCGCTTCCTCCGCGCTGGCCTGCGCGTCCGAGACGTTGTTCAGCAGATTGGCCTTGCCGCTGCCCAGGGTGATGGATACATACTTTTCTGCCAGGGTGTCGTAGACCGTAGTGATGACCTTGGCCTTGGCGGTGATGCCCAAGACGGAATGCCGGATGGTCACGGTATCGCAGAGGGACACCCGTTCCAGCACGGCGGCATATTCCGGCTGCTTCCACAGCGGCTCGAAGGAAACCGTCAGGGCGGGGACATCTACACCCAGGGGATTGTTCTCCAGATAGGTCTGCGCCTTGGTGCGGAGAGCATCTTCGGTGATGGCTTCTTCCTCTCCAAAGCTGTCGGTGAAATCCCGGATGAGGTTCTTGCGTTGACTCAGGGTGGTGTCCGCAATGGGAAGCAGCACCTCTGTGAGGGTGACCACCGTTTCGCTCCCGTCCTCGGCGGAGATCACCGCGTAAGGAAGCAGGTCGGTGTACACCTCGGTGATGTCGCTGTCGTGCTCCAGTTCGGTGAGGTTTTTGCCGTACTCGATCACCACGCCGGTGTGCTGGCCGCGCCCCTGGTGGTGTATGACGTGGAAGTTGTCCCACTCATATTCGCCGCCCCACAGATCCAGAAAGGAACCGGCCACGCCACCCAGGCAGGCGCGGACACTCTGGGGCTTTGCCACAGAGAAGGGCTTTGCTTCGGAGTAGTCTGTCTGATAGGTGAAGTTGTGGGTGGTGGCAGTATTCTGGAAGACACGCTGCATGGCCAGAGCCGGCGAAATACTCTCGCTGGCCCAGGTCAGCGCGGCAATGCTGGAGAGATCATAGGAGATGTGCTGGGCATACACCGTTACCACGCCATCGATGGGCGTAGTGATGCGGTAGATGCGAAACGCCTGGTCATCGGCGGTGTCGTTGGGCTTTGCCTTGATGATTCGCTCCGAGGAAAGCTCTCCGTAGTTTCTGCCGGTCACGGGATATTGGAGCACCAGCTCGTAGGCGCCGTTTCGCTCCTCAGTCACCTCACAGGAGATACAGTCCGCCAGTACGCCGATGCCGTAGGTGGAGAAATCCACCGCATTCGCTTTGAACAGAACCGGGATCATAGCGTCACCCACTTCGGCTGTACCACCAGGCTGGTCAACGTTCCTACCCAGGAGATAGTGTTGACGCCGGGCTGGAGCTTGGGAAATCCATCCCCGCTGACCTTGTCGTTCATGGGGGTCGTGCCGGAGTAAAAGTTCATCTGCTCACTGTCGCAGACGATGCTCCCGTCCAGCCCGGTAAAGACCCAGCTCTTGTTCTGACCGCCGCCCTGGATGGTCAGGGTCACCGTCCCTTCCCCGGTGAGGGTGAGGATAGGCAGAGACTCAAAACTCTCCGGGTTGGTCACCGTGGAGCCGGACTGCGTGAGGGTGATGGGGTCAGTCCCCGCCACACTGTAGCGGAAGGGATGGCAGGAGAAGCTGACGGTAAATACGCCGATGCGGTTGAGTTGGTCCTCAATATCCAAGCTCCCGGAGTACACCGCCTTCCGGGTGTAGACGGTATCGTAGCTGTCGGACAGTGTGTGATAAGCGTTCTGCTCCCCATAGAGCCAGGCTTTGACCTTGGTGATTTTCTCCGCCAGTTCGGCGATGGACTTGGCGGGCAGGAACACGGAGTAGGTCACCTGCACATTGGGATAGCGGCCATTGGGCAGGATGAGGTCGCCGTTCCTGCCGGGAATGGACTGGAAGGTCACATCGTACTCCGGGGCGGAAAACACATTCTTGCTCTCGATGCGAAGCCCCATGTCCAGAGACGAGACCCCGTTATACACAAAATAGTTCATGCGAATACCACCCCTTTCCGCTTGGCAAACTGACCGGCGGTCACCATGATCTCATTGGTAAGCTGCCGGATGTCCTCATTGGTGTAGTTGTTGAAGGTGCCGATATTCAGCTGCAGGACGAAGCCGCTCTTCCCAGAGCCGCCGGAAACTGCGGAGGTCATGGCGTTTTCCACGCTGCCCTTCACGGAGAAATCCGTGGGCAGCGCCGTGGTCATATCCTTGGCGAGGTCCTGCATGACCCCGTTGATGTTCTTGCTCATTCCCTCGGCGGCTTTCACCGCCTGACCGCCGTTGTCCTCGATGGAACCGGCAAGGCCCTCCACCAGCATTTCGCCTACCCAGGCCATTTCCTTGGAGGGCGAGTTGATGCCGAAGAAGCCCAGGATGCCGTCCCAGATGCCGGAGATCCAGCCGGACACTTTATCCCAGATCCACCCGGCGAGGGACTGGATGCCCTGCCACAGGCCGCGCACCAGGTTGGCGCCCACCTCGGCAATCTGGGAGACGCCCTGGCCGAGAGCCGAGACGATCCCCGTGATGATCTGCGGAATCGCCTTCACGATCTCCGCAATGATGGTCGGGAGATTCGCAATCAGGGACACCAGCAGTTCTACACCCGCCTGGATGATTTGAGGGATGCTGTTGATGAGGGCGTTCACGATGCCGGTGATGATCTGCGGGATAGCCGCCACGATGGTGGTGATGATCTGGGGCAGCGCCTGGATGAGCGACACCAGCAGGTCGATACCAGCCTGGATGATCTGCGGGATGGAGTTTAATACGGCTGTGATGATCCCCTCGATGATCTGCGGGATGGCTGCGACAATGGCGGTGATGATGTCCGGCAGAGCCGCCACCAGCGAGGTCAGAAGCTGGATGCCCGTCTCGATGATCTGCGGGATGGAGTTCAGCAGGAAGGTCACAATTCCGTTGATGATCTCCGGCAAAGCCGCGATGAGCACCGGCAGGGCGTTGAGGATGCCCTGGGCCAGCCCCGTGACCAGCTGCAGAGCCGCGTCCAGGATGAGGGGCAGATTGGCGATAAGGGTCTGGCAGATCTGCACCACCATCTGTACAATGGTGGGAACCAGCTGAGGCAGTGCGGAAGCGATGCCGGAAGCCAGGGTCGCCACCATCTGCATTGCCGCCTGTAAAAGCTGTGGCGCCAGCTCGGTTAGGCTGGTGACGAGCTGGAGAACAATGGACAGGGCGGCTGCGGCCAGTTGGGGCAGCGCGTTCACAATGCCGGTGACAAGGGTTGCGATGATATTCACTCCAGCTTCCAGCAGTACCGGAAGACTGGCGAGGATGGCTTCCCCGATGACCGGCACAATGGTGGAGAGCTTCTCCATGAGAACGCTCACCAGACCGGAGATGCCCTCGGCGAAAGTCTCGGCGGCTCCGGCGGTGCCGTTCAGCACGCCCTGCAGCCCCTCGCCCATGAGGGACACGAAGGGAATCATGGCAGTAAGAACATCCGCCGCCATGGTCTTCAGCGTGGTCATGATGGGTTCCGCGATAGCGCCCAGCTGGGCGTAGGCATCGGTAAGAAGTGCCTGGGCGCGCTGGGCTTCCATCACATCACCGTTGAGGGTTTTGTAGTTTTCCGCCGCTTCCTGGTACAGGCCGTTGAGGGTATCGGTGATGAGCGCGGCGCGTTCCTGCTCGGAACTGCAGCCATCCAGCGCCGACTGGAAGGCTTCCTCATTGACGCCGGCCCAGTTCAGCGCGTCCGCCAGCTGGCCGGTGATGGTGCCGGCCTTGGCGGTCTCATTGGCGGCTTCGGTCAAACCTTCGATGGGAAGGCTGTCTCCGAAGGTGGCCCACACGCCAGCGGCAATGTCCGTCCACTGCGCCAGCTCTTCCTCGGTGGAGCAGAGCTTGGCGAGGTGGTTGACCGCTTCCACGCTGCGATACTCTTCGCCCAGAATGGCATAGAAGCCGGTGTAGGCTTCACCGGCCTGTTCCGCCGTAAATCCGGCGGTGGTGAAGGCTGCGTCCAGCTTGGCCTGGTCCTCCCGGTATTCCCGTGTGGACTCCGCCAGGTCGAGGAAGCTCTTGGTCAGCCCGGCGAGGGCGGCGCCGGCGGCGGCAACAGCGGCACCCG